AAGGTTTCAATTGAGAAGATTCGTCAATCAAATTCTTCAACAACGGATTATGGAACTTTCTCAGTAGTTATAAGAAGTCTAAAAGATACTGATAACAATGTTCAGGTTCTAGAAAGATTTGATAACTTAACTCTTAACCCTACTTCTCCTAATTATATCGCTCGCCGAATGGGAGATAGATATTATCAATGGAGTGAAAGCGAAAAGAGATTAATAGAATATGGTGATTACCCCAATCAGTCCAGATATGTTAGAGTAGAAATGAACGATGATGTCGACGCAGGTGCAACAGATCCAGTTCTACTACCATTTGGCTACTATGGTCCACCAAAATTTGCTGATACAGGTACTTTAACTGAAGATTCAACTGGCTATGGAACTGCATTTATAACTGCTTCTGGCGGTCCTGACTTTACAGGAGATGTGGTCTTTGGAAAATCTGGCTCTCACGGCGGTCTTAGAGATCTGTCTGGTAAATTTGTATTCCCATCCGTTAGACTTAGAACTAGTGCGTCTGATGGCGGACTCTCTAACCCAACTGATGCATATTTTGGATTTATGTCCACCCGAGAAGATTCTTCTACTAGAGCAGATTCCTCGATTGCCGATCCTCACAGACTGTGGACAACCGCTTGGCCTTTGGATCCAACAACCAGTGTAGCCGGAATTGATAGTTTTGCATACATCTTTACACTTGATGATGTCGAAAAAGATGCTAGCACTGTTGCAAACTATTCCTACAAGTCAGGTTCTCGTGCAGGAGGCTCCTCCGCAACTTCAGGCTCATATACCGATCTTCTAGATGCTGGCTACGGACAGTTTACCGCACCATTCTACGGAGGCTTTGACGGCTTTGATATCACCAAGCCAGATCCCCTCTACAACACAGGAATGTCTGATAGTTCTACGGAAACAAACAGTTATGCTTACCATACTTACCGCAGAGCAATTGACACCGTATCAGATGCTGAGTTTGTCAACATGAACCTCCTAACGGTGCCCGGTCTTACTTTGGAGAGCCTCACGACACATATGATAAATGTTTGTGAAGATCGTGCTGATGCATTGGCACTAATTGATTTGCCAAATGTTTATAGACCATCACACGAGAAATACTATTCTGATAAAAAAGATCGTATTGGCACAACCCCAACTCAAGCAGCCAATGCTGTGAGAGATAGAAGACTTGACTCCTCTTACGGTGCCACTTTCTATCCTTGGGTTCAAACTCGTGATGAAAACAATGGACAGCTTGTGTGGATTCCGCCTACCGTAGCGATGATGGGCGTCCTTGCTTCATCCGAAAGGGCTTCACAGGTATGGTTTGCTCCCGCAGGCTTTAACCGTGGCGGACTTTCAGATGGCGCAGCAGGCATCCCAGTTGTAAACGTGACCGAGCGTCTTACTTCTAAGCAACGTGACACTCTGTACGAGTCAAGAATTAACCCAATCGCCAGCTTCCCAAGCACAGGCATTGTGGTATTCGGTCAGAAGACTCTCCAAGAGCGCCCATCTGCTCTAGACAGAATCAACGTTCGTCGTCTAGTGATCTACTTGAAGAAGAATATTTCAATTCTTTCGTCTCAAGTCCTTTTTGAACAAAATGTTCAGGCTACTTGGAACCGCTTCAAGTCACTTATCGAGCCATTCCTTGCAAATGTCAAGACTCAGTTTGGTATTACTGATTACCGCCTCATTCTTGACGAAACAACTACAACCCCCGACCTAATTGATCAGAACGTTCTTTACGCTAAGATCATGGTCAAGCCAGCGCGTGCTATCGAATTCATTGCAATTGACTTCGTAATCGCATCCACTGGTGCATCTTTCGATGACTGATAAACGGGGGGCTTTTGCCCCCACCTACTACTTACTTATGAATTATAGGAGAACCTAACAAATGCCATTCTGGTCAACTGACTTCGGACAAGATCCAACACTTAAAGATCCAAAGCGTAAATTTCGCTTTAAAGTAGAATTCAATGGAATTAACGCTGCTCAAGGTGGTGCCCTTCTTTGGTACGCCAGTCAGGTTAGCAAGCCTTCGTTTACCATTGCATCAGCAGAGCACAAGTATCTCAATCATACTTTTTACTACCCAGGTTCCGTAACTTGGAATTCTGTTACTCTAAATATGGTTGATCCAGTTGACCCAGATGTCACAGCGACTATTGCTGATATTATTGTAGCTGGCGGATATTCCCCACCAACTGATGCAAACTCTCTTGGTTCCATGTCGAAAGCCAAGGCATCCCATAGTCTTGGAACAGTTAGAATAACTCAAATTGATTCAGACGGAAACATGCTTGAAGAATGGACTCTATGGAACGCTTTTATCAAAGATGTCAAGTTCGGCGACCTACAGTACGGAGAAGACAACCTAACTGAAACTGTTCTTGAGCTTCAGTATGACTGGGCCAGAGTTACAACAGATAATAACTCTTCAGCTACCTTTGGTTCTAACGGTAACGAATTCTTCCAAGTTTGATATAGACAATATAAGACGCGAGGTGTAAATTGTCAAGAAACAAAGACCGTCTTGGTGGATCACAACACCAAGACACCCAGCCCCCAGCACAGTCTGGCGGCTTTTCGTTTGTAGTTCCAACAGAGTTTGTAGAACTGCCATCACAGGGAAAGTTCTACCCTGAAAGTCATCCATTACATGGACAAGACTCAATAGAAATTCGCCAAATGACGGCAAAAGAAGAAGATATGCTCACGTCGAGAACCCTTTTGAAAAAGGGTGTTGCACTTGATAGAGTTATTTCAAGCCTTATCGTTAATAAGTCTATCGATGCTGATTCACTATTGGTTG